TGTTATGAGTACGAAGTACGAGACTATGGTGAAGAGGTATTTGCTACTTCACATAGTTGTTCTCATGAATGAGCAACCGGATATGGGTGCTCTTTCTCAAGACCGTTATAAAGTTATCCATTTAGGACCTAGATCCGTTTCTCCATTGTTCCACCCCCCCGCTAGCGGCCGTGCCGGCGGGTCCGCCGGCCGCCGCGGGGGCAGCCTATAGTGGCAACCCAACATACAAACAACACCCTAGGATTGATCGCATTCTCGCACGGCAATCCAGCGCGTTAGCAAGCTGTAAATAAAAAAAATCATAATTAATCAAAGATGGCTTTTAAGAAATCTTATAGAAAGAAATCCACCAAGAGGACTTACAAGCGTAAGTCTTATGCTAGAAAGGGTAAGTCGACTCCTATGCGTAAGGTAATTCGCAGGGAGATCGCACGTACTGAAGAGGTGAAGGCGAAGCAACAGTTTGTTTCGCTGAAACAGCTATGGACAACGGGGAATGTCAATTTCCCTAATAACGTGGTTTCTTTGGGCCCTCAGCCTGGCTCTTTGCCTATCAACCAGGGAACCGGACAGGGTGACCGTATTGGCAATAAGATCATGACTAAGAAGCTAACATTTAAGGGAGTAATCACTCCGGTTGACTGGGACACCACGCTCAACCCTAATCCCCGCCCGTTGCAAGTGAAGATGGTTCTTCTGTACGACAGAGAAGACCCGAACGACCCGCCTATTCCAGGATCTACGTTCTTTCAGGACGGAGGTTCTACTACAGGATTTACTGGTACTCAGATGGATCTGATCAAGCCATACAACGAGGACCGTTACAGAATCCTCATGACCAAGACATGGAAGCTGGGCTTTGCCAGCTATACCGGAACTGCTAGCTCCTCTGCCAATCAACTCGAGTGGCAGGCGTACAGCAACAACGACTTCAAGCTTAACATCAACTTCAACATCGACGTGACGAAGTATTATCCTAAACAGGTTAAGTTTAACGACAACAATTCCACTCCTATGAACAGAGGCTTGTTTGCCTTGTTCTACTGCATCTCTGCTGATGGAACCGTCATGCCTGCAGCGTGGCAGCCAGCATGGCTTACGTTCATGCAGGACTATAGATTTACGGATGCTTAATTGCACAAATAACAATTGCGCTTAAGGTGGGGTGGGGCACAGCCCCTATTATTACCCCCACCTTGCGCGCAAGCGCAAAAATCATAATTAATTAAAGATGGTGAAAGAGACGAAACGCTATTGCTTTACTTTCAACAACTATACCGAAGAGGGTATTGAGACCTTTAAGACAATTGTACAGGGGATGTGTATATACTTGTATTGGTCTCATGAGGTTGCCCCGACTACGGGTACTCCTCATCTTCAGGGTTATCTCGAATTGAAGAAGAAGACTCGAGCCTCAGTTTTGGGTAAGATCTTTAAGACCCAGGAGAAGAAGCCTAACTTCTGCGCAGCCAATGGCTCCGCTAAAGAAAACGAAGACTATATTGAGAAGCCGGATTACAATATTATCTGAGAAAAAGAATTTTATAAGTATGGTGAACCTTCTGAATCTGCTGCTGGGCAGAGGACTGATCTACATGCCTTTCAGGAGGTTGTTAAGTCTGGCGTCTTGGATCGCAAGCGCCTTCGCGAAGACTTCCCGGAGGTCTGCGCCAAATATCCCCGCTACGTGGACAGCTACATTAGGGACCAGATCGAAGTTCCTAAAGAGGTTGATCACCCTTTTCGTCCTTGGCAACAAGAACTCGCAGAGCGTCTCAACGAACCTGCCGACAATCGTACGGTCAACTTCATTGTTGACCATCTTGGGAATCAGGGTAAATCGTGGTTTGCCAAGAAGTGGTTGGAGACACATCCTAACGCTTTTCTCATGCGTCCTGGTAAGCATGCTGATATGGCGTATATTCTCCCCGACAAGCTAGACGTGCTCTTTCTCGATTGCACTCGTAAGCAGCTGGACTACGTTCCTTACACTCTGTTGGAAGAACTGAAGGATGGCTATGTTATGAGTACGAAGTACGAGACTATGGTGAAGAGGTATTTGCTACTTCACATAGTTGTTCTCATGAATGAGCAACCGGATATGGGTGCTCTTTCTCAAGACCGTTATAAAGTTATCCAT